GGGGTAAGGCCCCCGCCCAAGGTAAACGCAGCGACCTCCACGACGTTGCCGACGTCATGGCGTCTACCGATGGACCCATCCACAAGAAGCTCCGTGCAGCCGCGGAGTTCAACCCCAGCGCCTTCATCAAGTACCACCGTGGGTTCATGGCGTACGCCAACATCATCCACGTTCCCAAGCCCCAAGGTAAGCCGAAGGAGTGGCGTTTGTGGCAGCGCTGGCTCATCGACGAGCTGGCCGAGACGCCCAACGACCGCACCATCTACTGGGTGTACGACCCGGAGGGTAACGCCGGCAAGAGCAAGTTCGTGACTCATCACGTCACGACTTACCCCGACGACTACGTGATGCTCGACGGCAAGGTCGCTGACATGGCCTTCGCCTACCGCGAGCAGCGCGTGGTGTTCATCGACGTCGCCCGTACCAAGCTCGAGCATATGGACCACCTTTACAGCTTCGCGGAGAAGCTCAAGGATGGCGTCATCTTCTCGCCCAAGTTCGAGTCGTCGATGAAATCGTTCGACCCTCCCCACGTCGTCTTCTTCGCCAACGCCCTCCCGGAAGAGGGTAAGTGGTCGGCCGATCGGTGCAAGCTGATCAAACTTCATGAGTTCACCGACCATACTATCCCTCTCCCGCCCTTCCGTCCTCCCGTAGATAATAACCTCCCGCCCATCAACATCCCTCACCCCGCTGGAGGAGATGACTCCGATGTCTCTGACTCGGACGACGAGTCGATCATGAACGAGCCCACCCAGGTCTATGGTGGTTAAAATGTACAGCACCAAAAAAAATCCATGCATACAGCCGAAGGCGGTCGGCGTATACAGCGCCGACCGAGCCGAAACGCCGAAGGCGGAGCGGCGAAGCAGCCGTCTCCGCCGAAGGGCGCTGAACCGGACGAGGAAGTTTATATTAGCCCGCCGCAGGCGTCATACAGGACGACCGTTGGAAAAAAACGGTCATTGCACAGAAGGGTGGGGGCTAGTATTACCCTCCACCTCTGTGCAATAAAAACGGTCAGTTTTTGTTGATGGTAAAAACCCCTCTGGATGGGGTTTGCGCCGAAGGCGCGAACCCATCAGAACTTACCACCACTCATTGAGTGCGTAAGGCGCCGATTCGGCGCCGACGCGCTCATTGAGTTGTGTCTTTCCCGAAAAAAGTGTCTTGACTACGTTTCGATTGGTCTACGGGAAAGAGTACAGCGCACCTGCCTCATTAAAACCGTTTACACGCATACAATAGTAACAAATCAATGGATGTTCTTGAAGCTGATGTTGATCTTGATCATGCAGTCGTATACGACGGACTCCACATCGGTGTCCTCCACGACCCAGCGCATGCCGTAGTGGTCGACGTCGGGCTGGTTACAGTCGATCCACGGGTTGTTGGTTGTGGTCATGAACGGCGAGGACACGTTCGTCGCACCGACGAGATACGTAGTCTGCGGACGCGGCTTGAACGTACGCTTGTGGATGGAGAGGCCGCGGGTGAACTTGAAATTGTTGTAGTCTGCGATCTGCGCCATGCTCGTCGGTGCGGTTCCGGTGTCGTAGTCGATGCACGACCCGAAGAGTGCCGACATCGGGCGACCGCCGCCCGCGTTAGTCACGCCCATCATGTTGTACTTCGGGATGAACGTGACCGTCACGTAGTTGATGCGGTACTGATCGTACACTGCCACCAGGCTGCTGATGTCGTTGATCAACGACGCCTTGACGTTCATCACACCCGTCGTGTTCGAGATGAGACCCGTGGTAATGAAGTCCTCCCGGAACACGGTCTTGTTGAGAGTCGTTTCCGCGCTCAGGCGGCTTCCGCTGCGACGAACGCTCACTCGGCGGTTCCCCCAGCCCTTCGACTTGGACGTTGCCTTCCAACCCCGGCGACGAGACCGGACGGTTCCGCTGCGGCTGCGTTTGTACGGCATTTTGGGTAGAAATGGTCAGGTTGAGTAAACACTGAAGGAAACACGATAGTTTGTTGAGGAAACGCGATAAATCCATTTTGCTAAATTTCCACGCCGGAACGGGGTCCGCACTTCGGACACCTCGAAAAATTTTCGGCTGCCCAGATTGCCCGAAAGTGAGTCACACAACTTTCTGTGAAACTCTCCATCGAATTAAATGGCGACCACTGCAACTGGCGGTACGTGTATATACCTCCCGATTGTGATAGATTACGTTGGATTACAATGATGATTACGATTTGTACACCCGACTGAAGTTTACCCCCTTCTCCCGCCTTCTGCCCCCGCAGGTGCACGCGCGGCGCGTGCATGTGACACCAAGTCCCGGTCTTGGATCTTTACCATCAACAACCCGGAAGAACACGAGTATGACTCGTTCCGTCCCGGTGACTACGGACAGATGCAACTGGAAGTAGGCAAGGAAGGTACCCCTCACCTTCAGGGGTTCTGCTACTTTTCTCAGCCCAAGACATTGGCTGCCGTCCGCAAGATTCATGGCCGCGCCCATTGGCTGGTCATGAGTGGCACCATCCAGCAGAACCTCGACTACACCTCCAAGCCGATCCCGGATCACCCGGATCCCAAGATCCGCGACGCCCCGCCGCCCCTCAAGCCCGCCGTTACCTGGGGTAAGGCCCCCGCCCAAGGTAAACGCAGCGACCTCCACGACGTTGCCGACGTCATGGCGTCTACCGATGGACCCATCCACAAGAAGCTCCGTGCAGCCGCGGAGTTCAACCCCAGCGC